TCTTGATGCAGTGTTGTTTCCAGTTATACTAAGAATATTAAATGTGCTATTTGCTTTTAATGTTGTATTACCAGTAATTGTAGCTATAGTATTAGCATATAATGATATTGCATTGATATTTAAATTATTTCCGCCGATCGTTGTGTTACCACCTGTTGAAACAATATTAATAGCGTTTGTTGTGATAGTTAAATTAGAAGTTGTAGTATTAGCAGTAACAGAAACTAAATTTGAACTATTATATGTGAAAGCAATATTTGCAACAAGATTCAAAGTACTGAAAGAGGACAAATTACCACCTACAATACCATCACGCACTACAAGTGTATTTGCACCAAAATAACCATTTACAAAACCATTACCTGTAGAAAGAGAACCTCCTAAAGTCGAATCAACAGTGACAGCATTTTGAGATGCAATAGTAACCAAATCATTGGTTCTTGATAACCATGTACCAAAAGTATCTGATGTTGCTATATTAGTTACTGAAATGGTCATTTGTTATTTTTGCCCTATCAATTGTCTTAATAAAGACTTGATTTCTTCTACATCATTTTTAAGTTGATCATTATCTTCAAACAATTTTTGTAATTTAATTTTTTCTTCACGATCCTGTTTATATTTATCAAGTTCTTTTGTATTAACATTCAATACAGCTTTACTATCTTTCAACCTTACAAGATCTTTATTGTCTTTGACTTTTAAAATTTCAGTCATTAGATTAGATCTGTAGAGCCAGACAACGCATGTCTGCCATTCTAGGAATGATTTGTGTTGTATTAGAAACTAAAACAATTTTTGTTGCAAATGTCTTAAACGTTTCAAAAACACCATCAGCTGAAGTAGTATATCGAATGATATTGCTATTATTAGCATATTTAAATGCGCCATATTGAGATTCAAGACCGGGTATTGTTCCAACTGTAGCATTTGATGAAATTATTGATAAATTAGAAGATACAGACAATATAGTTGAATTTGGTATTGCTATCACTTGTCTTACATTGAAATTAATAGTATTTGTTGAAGTATTATTAGCTGCCACGTAAACAAATCCACCGGCGGTGAACGCTGCAGTCGAACTTACTGTAATATTTGCTGAAGTTGCATTCACAGACGCATTATTAGCAATAACCATTACAGACATTGGAAGATCATAAACCAATTCAACGAAATCATCTTTATTCACAAGACTACTTGTAAGCGATGTGTCTGATAATTCGGTCATGGCTGACCAATCCTTACTAGTAATACTGTCAGGATCTGCACCCGCTAAAAACTTACTATATACTTTAAAATTACTACCGGGTGGTCTATATGCAGTAATATAACAAACCATATCTTCTGCATCTTGTTGATCAGCAAGAATAACATTTTTTGAAATATATCTAGAAACATAATCTTGTGTATAACCTCTAACTTCACTGAAACTCGATACACCAGTTATATTAGCGGTTATGCCTCGTGTTGCATTATAAATTATAGTATTTGAACTATTAAATTTGGCTACCGATGAAGTATTTGAGGATACAACATTGACTACATAAATGGTACTTGTGTTAGACGAAAATATAGTACCATTTGCCGTAACTGTTGAATTAGCTTGCTGAATTATATCACCAGCATAAAAATTACCATTAGTATTACTATAAGCAATTCTATAACCTGAAAGCTCCGATTGTTTGCAAATGACATTGTCAGTTAATGTTGCTAGATTACGCACAATATCAATATATGGGCTAATTTTTGTATTAGAAGTGCTCAAAGAAGCAGAAATAGATAATGACTTATTTCCGCTTGAATAAGCATATTCATTACTTCTAGACATTAACATTCTAGGTTTATCGATAAATTCAAGAGGTATGTCGCTATCAATAGAAATGTATGAAGCATCTGCAACTCTACTGGTATCAGTTCCAGAAAAATACCAAGATATATTTGTTTTATTTGGATATATATGTGAGATTTGACTGGTAATACTTTGATAGTTCGCATCAAGTGTTTTACTAATTTGCGCAGAAGCACCTGAAGTGACGCCAATCAAAATTTGCCCATTGCTTGTAGCAAAATTTTGCGTAGCGTTGGAAGAGACACCAAAAATGCTGAGAATTCCATTATAGCCGGTAGTTATAGCATTAAAATATCCTTTAAGAGCCGCATCAGCTTTAACTCTACCAATGATAGCATTAGAATCTGTAAAACCAACATTCGAATCCAATGTTAGAGTTCTAGAAATAGGATCAATTGATTTAATTTGTTTCACATTTAAATTAGCACCCGTATTTTTGCCAATATAAATGTAATTATTAACAACAAAATCTGTTATTATTGTTGAGTTTGCATTTGGTACTGTTATGATATTGCATGCTGAAGTTGTAACCACGCTTTGATTTGCAAATGTCGGAGCAACTGCAGAAAGATTTGCAGAAGAACTTCTTAAAGTATTAGAAGTATTAAAAGCGCCATATGTGTTACTCATAATAACAGTCGTTGTATTTGCAAATAATACTGTACCATAAGCAGTAGCTTGTGTTAAATTAGCCGCTACAGTACCAGCTGGCTGGAATACAACTTCCCCAACAGTAAATGTATTAGAACCACTAATAGTCAATGATGATAATTGTAAAGTATTATTTGAAACAACTATTTGTTCACTTTGTGAAAAATAACCAATACTTTTATTAATTAGAAATCTATCGATCGCTGTATTCTTGAACACAGCATTAGCTGAAGATGAAGTAAATAAAGCGGTATAAAGATTATATTTCAAACTTTCATTTTGAATTGAAGTAAAATTCAAATCGTTAGATGATATAAACAATGAGCCTAATTGATTGTTTGTAAAAATTGGTGTATTTGTTACAATATCAGTACCATTCAATGCGCCAATCCAAACATTATAATCCGGATTACCACCAATTGGAGCGACAACCAAAGCATATTGTTGATTTGTGTTTAATATTATAGGTGTATCAAATGTGAATGTTGTAGCCGCCGATGAATCTATACTTGTAGTCACCTCTGATGAATAAAGAGTTTTTGAACCATACGGCACTATTTTATTTGAAGGATACCCATTAACAGTTTCTCTTATCTGCAATTCAACCCCAAAAACCGAAGATTTACTTTGAAAAAATAGATCTACTTTTGTTAGAAAAACAGTATCTACACCTGTAATACTAGGTTCATTTATAATGAAAGTTTGTGCAATAGGATTTGTCATTTACATTTAATTCCAATTTTATAATATTTATATTGCATAACCAGGTGGTAGATTACCATCACTATAATAATATGTCAGATCCGGATTACCCCAGCCAGTGTATATGTTCTGAGGATTTGTATAATCAATTAGAACATTGCCACCACCACTCCAAGTTTCTGTAAAACCGCATACTTGTATAAATCCTTTAGAATCTATTGCTACAACAGAACGTCTATCTGCATTTGTTTGTATTGCTACCTTATCAACTGCTACACCGGCTGCACCTGGTACTGGCATTAATGAATTACGAATAATATCTGGAACCCATTGTTTTTGATATGGTTGTGGCGGTTCTGGATCGACAACCTTCGGTGGTTGGGGTATTAGTGGTTCAGGTGTTGGTGGTTGAGGCGGTCTAACTGTTGGTGTAGAAGCAAATTTTTGTTTTTGCACTGAAAGAGCGGAGCAAAACATATTATAATTAGCTTGAGTCGTCACAGCATTTTCTCCTTGCGATAAATTTGCAATATCATTGATCTTAAATTCTAGCTGACCACTTTTAAATGTATTTGGCGGTATCTTAAATATACCATAAGCATTTCCATAATTATCGCTAGTTATTTGACCTCCCCAATTATTTGTATGATAGTAAACACTGCCGTCATATGCAACATAAACATAAGAACCATCTGTTGCAATATCATTACCACCTATTGTTGTCCAAGATCCAACATATACAGAAAGATTTAGACAAACAGCACTTACATTAACATTATCAAAATACACATAAAGCTTTGTATTTGGTTTCATACCATTAGCAACAAAATATACGTCGCGTGATTGCACAAAAGTTTGTAATGAAACATCACTAACATAATCACCGTTATTTGATGTTGTTTCAGCAGATTGCGATGTTATTGTTTTACCAAAAGATGTTAGTTTTTGTGTTGATTCTTGAGTAATTGTAGTTCTGATGGTATCAGATGATTGTGAACTAGTAGTCAAATTTGTTTGATTTGATATAGGCGGTTGTAATAAATCAGACCAATTGCCCCATTCTGTTCCAAATTTACTATTAATACCCGAACCAACAAAATTTGTATAACCATCAATACTACCATTAATTAATGGTCTTTGTAATAAATCAGGTGACGTAATACCAGGAGGATATAACGTAAGTACACCACGATAGCTATAGAAATTTCCTTCAACACAATTTCTATATTTAGAGGCAAAATTTTGGCTTTGATTGATATTATTTGCAGTATAAGGCAATAAAATTAAGTCGCCTGCGCGAACAGCTGTAGAAGAATCAGCATCAAATCTGCACTCGGCTGTTATTTGATTAAACACTGGTCTTGCTTCGGCGCTTGGTCTATCAATTGCAATATTATAAGAAGCATCGTTTGTATTACCAATTGAATGATCTTTAAATGGATCAACTAAAATACCATTTTTAAAACGATTTTGACCTGTGGCATCGCTACGAACAGTCAAAGAATTTGTGGCTTGTTCTAAAAGTGACAACGCTGTATAATATTCTAATTTTTCAACACGCTTCGAAATTTTATTGATATCAGCCATAGTATAGCGTTTTGTCTGAAATAATGTTATTTGAATTGAATAATCATATCTATTATAAGATCTAGCTTCAGTAGAAGTAAGTGAAGGATACGGTGGTACTTCAACAAAACCAATAGTCATTGTATTTGGTAGTTCAATTGGAGGTATCGGTTTTAATGAAGATTCTCCTTCTGTTACAACAATTTCTCCTCCTGTTGATAGAGAAATTCTGTCTTTTCTTGGTAGATAATATTGAACGATTGATTGATAATTTGAATCAGGAGATACCAAATATGCACCACCTGATCCATATGTTTGTAAAGTAAGAGTATTAGAAGGATTTATAGTTGCTGTAGCAATCGTAGCATTAGCAACTGCTGTATTGACGGCATATGGTCTAAAGTCAATACTATCTCTTAAATCAATAGATGTACCTATCGTTGAAGTATATTGCGGTATTTGATAAATTTGAATTGCCGACGTATTGGATGTATTAGCATCATCGATTGGATATGAAGCAGCTGTAAAAAATCCAACGCCTTGAGATGGTGATGCTACAAAATTGTCTACTGATACTAATAATGTTGAATTTGGTGCAATTGGTCTTATTGAAGAAATAAAAGAAAGACCATAATACGTATCTTGTTGTCCTGTTTTTAAACCAAATGAGTCTGTAATATTAATATTTGTATTTGCATATGTACCACCTGTTTCATCAATATAAACAGCATTTAACTTAATTACATCTGGAATACCAAGACACCACGGCCCTGTAACTCCACCTGCATTTGTATTTGCTTGAATTTTAATATATGTAGATTTATTTATTTGCTTGGCAATAGGAACTGTACTTGAGCGTAAAGTATCAAAATATACCGATGCTGTGAAGTCAGCATTACTTGCTTCACCTAATGCAACATTAGCAGTTGTTGATGATGTGATTGTAATGGTTTTTATTGGCGATGCAAAATTAATTGGAACACCAGCTGGCCAAATTTTTTGGTGCGCGATATTATTCGCCGAACCAGAAAATGCAGAATCAACTGTTAACGACGTATTACTAGCAATAGAAACGACGCGTTTGATTTGTGAGTTCACGTAAATATAATCGCCGACAGAATAATCGGTTGCGAATGCAGTATTTGTGGCGGAAGCATTTATTACGGATACGCCGCTTATATTAACATTTGCAGTTTTATTTACACTATATCCATTTGCAGTTGGAATTACAATAAATGAAGCTTCGGAAGTTTGTGATAGAGTTCCAACTCCATAATTAAACGCTTCTGTACCGGTACCAACAACAGCAGGTATTGTAAGTGATAATGAACCACTTGCCGCTACAAAACTTGAATTAACTCTATTTCTATAAACATATTGAGCTGTAGTTGAAAATCCTTCCGGTCTTATTGCATTTTGGCCGAATGGGTAAATCATTAATTCACTGCCAGATGCTTGTACTTTTGCAACATTTACGCTATTAAAATCTTTATCAAGAACAATATCTGCTACGGCCTGCAAGCCACTACTTGAATAAATTACACTACGCGCATCAGATATTTTTTGACCTGCTGACATTTGAATATTGAAAACATAAATTTCATACACAGCGTCGGCGCCGGGGGTTCCAGATGCATAACTAACACCGCGAACATAAGCAGTACCAATTTTAGTGGCAGCTGAATAAGATGTTCCTAAGAATGTTTTTCCTGAAATGGCTGTTTTGACTACGCTGTGCAATTCGATTTGTGTAGCATTTTTATTATTGAAATCACCACAGAATTCATTTACATTCAAGTAATAACCAAATGTTGCTGTTACAATTTGATTATTGACTGTTGCGTAGTCAAGTCCTTTTCTTAAGTCAGCTGTGTTATTGTTGATAAATTCAACTCTATAACCTTTTACGTAACCAATACCCGGAGAAGCAATGATGCTATTATATGTTGAATTTGCAATATTATTTGATATTTTATTTGCGCTGGTTAGAAGAAAAGGATTAACAATATAATCACCATTTGTTTCATATGTTCTGCGAGCTGTATCTTTAGCTAGCGCTGCATATTGTGGATCATTTTTAATTGAAATAGACATTCCATTTTTAAAATCACAGAGTGAAAAAAATGAAGTTGTATTTGATACTGTATTAGATACTCTTGTAACCAAAGTAGGAACAAGTTTTAGACGGTGCGCACCAGGAGCATCATAATTTGGAGAACCAGCAGCATTATCAAGGAGTGATGTATCATTTTCTGGTGTTATAATTTGTTCGTCAGCTTCAAAACCAACAGATATATTGTCTGGCGTATTATTATATTTTGACACTACTAAAGTTTGAGGCTCGACTCTAATGAAAAAGCCCTTTTTGAAAATAACACCTTCCGTAGTAGTAAAACCATAACCTTGACCTGTAGAATTAGAAACAGTAGCAACAACAACATTACCAATATTGACATTTGCTGAAGTTTTAATTTGGATAACTTCACTATTAGCATATACATTTTGCTGAGAACCATTTGCAAATGTACTAGAATTCAGATATTTAATATAAAGAGTATTTAAATCCGGATCAGAAGATTCATAACCACCTATCGCGTTTACAACCGTTGCTTGTAATCCATTGGTATTAATGATAATTTTACCAATAAAATCTGATATGTTTGAAATAGCAGAGTTATTGGCGTAGTTGTCTTTAATTTTTACATAGTTATATGCATTATCAAAAGTGAATGCACAACCTTCAATAACTGATCCTTCTTTAAAGACATGTCGACCAAATTTATCAATCTGATCTTGCATAATAGTTTGCATTTGATTGAGTTCGCGTGCTTGAACAGCAGCTGCAGGTCTGTATAAAACACGATAAAAATTTTTTGTTACATCGTAATCGTCAAAATACGGCTTACGTGAAAGATCTGTATCTAGTGCCATTCTGTCCTCTTAAAACTAAAATTTGAGTACTAATTTAAATTCTTCTTTTGTAGTAGAAGAACGAGTCACTGGTGCAAAACTCTCTGAATAAATTAATTTGCCTGAATCTCTAACCAAATCAGGATTTGTTATTAACAGATAATTATTACATATAGCCGAAGCAGAAGAACTGTTTCCAATAATAGCATTATACGTATTAGCTTGAAAATTGCTTACATCTGAAACATCATTAAGAATGAGAACAGGATAAACATTATTAATCGTAGCTGTTGATCCCGATCCATTATTTATGGTATGTGTATTACCAAAAGATAAACTTTGACTTATAGCTGTTAATTTTAAATAAGTTGAATTAGCAAAGGTACAAATACCATTTGCATTTGTAGTAGTATCGGTAATTGTTTGACCGATAGCAAATGAATTTGCAGGATTCATTGATGAAACTACTAAATCTTTTTCATAGGAAGATGAAATAACTCTACCTGTAGCTAAAGAAGTGTCTTGTTGAACATATTCATTATCAATGAAAGCGCCAGTGTTTGCTGTAAGAGTTATTCTTGCGGTTTGATTGAATCTATTGCCAAAATTTGCTGATGAGTCTTTCGTGCCATTTGCTGTATAGATGCTTGCTACAGTAGCATAGGCGTTTACAACACTATCATACATTATATCACCATTAGCAAATTGCCCGACAACATTGCTCATAAAATATACAGTATTACTTACAATAGAAGTTATAATACCAACTGATCCTGAATTTGATTCAGTTACGATTTCAGCCGTATTACCAACAGGAAAATATATTGTATTTGCAGTTATTACATTGGATGTAGAATTAGAATAATATCCGTGAATTGTATTGGAAATATTAAATATTCCTTTAACATTTTTCAACTGAAGAAACGATGAATTACCATATACAACAACACCAGCAGCATTAGTTGTAGACTGTAAAACAACTTCACCTGGTGTCCATCCTAGTGTTGTTGAATAACTCGACGTATTGAGTGTAAAATTAGCGCGATCAAAATTAGTAAGTGTAACTCTAATATCTTTAAATTGTGGATTCTGGAGAATACCTACTTTTCTATAAGATCCATAAGGTAAAAATTCATAATTTTCATTTGATGTAATATCAAATTTAGCATCAATGCCTACATATCTACCACCAAGTTCAGAAACAGCATCATAACCATGACCATATACGGGGGAAATTATTGCTCGAGCAGTAGCACCACCCACTAAACCTATACCAGTATTTGAATATATTGCAATATTTGCTTGAGTGTAACCTGATCCTGGATTAATAATATCGACGCCAATAATATCATAAACAGAATTTGTAGCAGTATTAACAATAGCAATTGCTGCAGCATTTGATCCATCGCCGGTTATTTTTATTGTTGGACCAATTTGATATTCTGTTTGATCATTTGGTAATGTTATTTTTGATGTAACAACAGCATTACCAGTAAAACCAAATGAGTCTTTAAAGAAAACCGGATAACCGAGTTTAAAATCTCCATTTGGACTTGGATTGTTAATTGTTACATTAGGATTAGTTTCTATCAATACAATTTGTGAAAGTTGTAAAGATGATTGGCCACTTACATAAAATTGAGTATTACCGCCATTATTGGCTGACCAAGTGCCCAATACATTTGATAGAATTGCAGTAGTTGAATTAGCATAAGCTACAATACCATTGGCACCTTGATTCACAAGACTTGAATCGGTCATATTAACTTTTTCACCAATAGTAAAAAATGTACTCGTCAGTGATGAATTAGTCAAAGCAATTTTCACAGAATTTAAATTTGTATTAGAAATATACCCAGTAATATTATAATCTAAAACCGACGAAGGTTCTGCAACAACTGGCATTTTATAATGGGAATTTGCAGAACTTACATTCGCAATTAAATAAGTTACAGTTGAATTTCCGGTAGCGGTTCCACCTGTAGAATTAGTAATAGCTATATTTGATACAGGTACGTTTCCTAAAACAAAACCTGAACCAGTATTTGCAATTGTAAATGTAAGACTGCCGCCTGTTGCGTTTGTAGTGAATGTAACGTTGGCATTGGTTGAACCAACTATAGGAGATTTAATTGTTATAATGTCAGTATTATTATAACCTAGAGCTGTCGCTCCACTCAAACTAATTGTGTTTAATACGCCAGTTGATGTAAAAGTATTTTTAAATGGTATATCGACCACAACAACTGTCGTATTCACGGTATTAATTACACGACGAATATTACTGGTTGTATTTGCACCTACTCGAATATATTCGTTATTTGAATAACCATTGGCACTATCATTTAGTTGAGTGCCTGAACCATAAACAAGTTGATTATCACAATACATTATAGCAGTTGCAGTTTGTCCTTGAAGTGTGTGCCCCACTTCATTATTAGCACTTTTTGTAAGTGTTATGCGTGATCCTGTTATTGAACTTTTAAGCGCCACTACTGTTGAATTGGCAAATTGAATATAATAAGAAGAGCCCGATGAAAGACCAATATTTGCTACATTTCCTGTACTTCTTACATACGTAATTAAATCATTAATTACAAACGAATTAGCAGTAGCAAGAGCTATAGTACTATTTGAACCACCTCCAGTACCACCAGTAACAGCACTATTGGCATTGAATGTTTGTGCAGTAGGTGCTGAAATTGTTATTGTTGGAGATACAAAATAACCAGATCCAACGTTGCTGATATTAATAGCAGTTATTTTACCTGTAGAATTAGCTTGTGCATTTGCAGTCCCACCGGTTCCTGTAGATCCATTGTTGGATATTGTTACAGTAGCATTTGCTGTATATCCGGAACCATTAATTGTGATGATTGCTAAATTACAAGCACCGGTATTACCTACGGATACTGTACCAGTTTTTAATGATCCTGACTGTGTTGTATCAACAATAGGATAATTGTTAGAAAATTTTATTTGATCAAGATATTTTGTAACTTGGATTACACTTGAATTTGTTGCAACAATAGTACCAGTTATACCTGTATCTGATTGTGCTACAGGGGCATTAATATTAAAATATCCTTGTGGATAAAGATAACTAATAACATTATAAGGTTGGGTTGCAAGATAACCAGTTACTATAGTGCCGGCAATATTTGCAAGATCAAGTCTAGTATACAAAGTGAATGGTTCATCCACTAGAATACGTTTTGATACGCCATTAGATGAAGAAATTTGGCGTACTTGACCAGCACCAAATCCGGATTTTAAATATATCGACGAATTTGTGTAATAGTTATCAATCCCTGATGCATTTGCTGATAATTGAACAGCATATGCATTTGCCATACCACCAATATAACCATTTTCATAAACAAAATAGCCATTGCCTCCATTAGTAATTTTAATTACATCGATGGATCCAGCTGTCGTATTACCTTGAACGGCCGTATTTGTTATAACTGGAATATAATTTGTTGTAGTGAATTTTGTATTTGATGCGGAATCAACGGTATACATATATTTCCAAAGATACCCATCACCAGTTTTAAACAATCCTGATGTCGTTGTAAGTGTTGGTTTAACATAAGAAGCAGAACCGTTATTATTATCAATACACTTATAAACTTCATATTTGTCTGTAACAACAAAAAATTGTTTGCTATAAAGATTTGAATCTGTTTGATCATAAACATCATAAACAGTATTTGATACCCAATCATAACGTGGTATCAAATTAATTACATCAGAATCAATTAAAAGCTTTCCATAAAGCATATCATTGTATATTGATTGTTCAACCTGAGCTACAGAATTATTAACAGTCAATATTGATGCATCATCGTTTCCACCGGAACTATTTGCCCACGGCTGTGATCTTGCTGCAAATATATAATAACCATTTCTATTATTACGAATATCAGTAATAAAACTATTTGCTTGATTAATATAGTGATTAATTGTGAGTATTGCCATTATTTTAACCGAATTGCCTTTTAGTTATTTATGACTGAATTATAGAAAAAGATTTAGGAGTAGACTCATCTGACATTATTTCACTTTTTAATCTAAAACGACCAAAAAGAGCAATGCCAGATGGATGAATTAAATCTTTTACTAATTTCTCATATACACCGAGCATTCTATTAACTAGTATTTCATAAGAAAAATTCTGATAATAATAACTATCTTGTATCATCATAATGTCGCTTACAAAGCCTTTATTATTTCTCCAATAACCATCTCCAACACCATCGGTATCAACAACTGCAGATCCAGTAACAACAATTCCTTGATTATATGGTGTTGATAGAAAAACAGTATCTGTAGGTGTAAAACCAAATCCAGAATTTATAAGTTCAACAGCTGTTGCAACACCTTGTAAACTACCAACCGAAGATGTTACTATTGCATTATTGCCTTTGAAACCACCAAATCCATCAGATATTTTTTGACCAACTACATCAGGCTCAACTATATTAATATATGGGTTTGCAGAATATCCAACACCCGGATTGATTTTTGATAAAAATGCAATTGTACCTACTTCAATTGTTTTATATGATAAAGTATCAGCAATGACAGAACTCAAATTTGCAGTAGGTTTTTTAACAAATAGATAAGTCCACGAAGAACTATTTAAACTAAGACTCAATGAATCTATAATATAATCTGTATTGATAGCTAAAACTTCTTTATTTGCAAGACCGCCAATTTGAAACGAAGCGCCACTTCCTCCGCCACCAGTAATATTATCAACGACAGCAGATGCTCCATTACTAGTTGTTATTGTGTCACCTGTGTAAAAATTTATACCACTACTAAAATTAATTAATTGCAAAAAAGAATTATTAGCAAAACTTATAGTGCCATTTGCTGTAGTATTAGAACTGATTACTTTTTCACCAATATTGAATGAACTAATAGTATTAGATATATTAAGATTAATTGCAGTTGTAACCGTGACAACAGCATTGATGCTATAACCACTACCACCATTAACTAATGAAAAACTAACTTTGCCATTCTCATCACGCACCGAGGCAATTCTTGCTTTACCAGAAATACCGGTACCATAAACATCCACAATGTCCCCTTGATTGAATCCTCCTCCGCCATTTTCAATAGCTACGGCGGTCAATGAACCAAGAATAACAGGTGCTGTATTAAGTGTTATTTCTGGAATTGATTCTGATAATATTTTTTCACCATATTTAAATCTTCCGTCAATTGATGAAAGATATACTACATGTATCAATCTATTGTTAATAATTTTTTGATTAACGTTTTCAACAACAGCTGTAGCAGTTTTGCTACTATTGTAGATTTGCTTGCCAATCAAATTTTCAAGATATGGATTATCGGAAATTTCAATATATCTAGGTACAACCCATTCCCCATCCGAAGGCTTTAATAAAAAATTGCCGGGGATATAAAGTTCAATTGATTCATTAAATAATATGCGAAATAAAAGTTCATATGATCTTGGAGTGCCTTTTGAACGATAGAGATCAAGAACATGTTTTACTAAAAGTCTTTTATCAACAAGCATTGATTCTGGTAAAGAATT